ATCCCAGAGTTGTTAAAATTAAGTCCTTTTAATTATCGTTGGATGTGTATAATGTTTACTAACAACTCTATGGCAAGAGGGAGTATGGGATTTTCTGCTTTTGTTCCTGCATTAATTTTTATGAAAGGCAACGCAAAAATAAAAAAACAGATTAGAGATGTTTGTGAAATATCTACTTCAGCACAACAAGTAAAAGCATTCTACCATCCATATCAAAAACACGAAAAGTTTTTGAAAGATTTAATATTAACTTCATCACGAAAGGGAAACATTATTTTAGACCCTTTTAGTGGAGGTGGTTCTGTTCCTTTAGCCTGTAAAGAAAACAACAGGCAATTCATAGGATACGAAATAGACCCTCAATACTATAAATTAAGTTTGGAGAGACTATCGGACAAAACCTCTACTTCGCCTAACGGCGATTTTGCTACGCAAAAGAGTTTAATATGCATTAAGGAGGAAAATCAAAAATGATTTTCCCCAAATTCCTTTCAGGAACTTTCCTTAACGCTAATATTAAACTCAATAAAGTCAGCCACCTCCACGCAGGGTGCAACATAACCAGAAGATGATAGAAACAAATAAAGTTTACGAAATGGATGCTTTTGAATTATTACAGCAACTGCCAGACAAGTATGTTGATGCAGTAGTCATTGACCCACCATTTGGAATAGGATTTAAATACGAAAAGAAAGAAGAAAACAATAATCCAGATGAGTATTGGTCTTGGCTAAAACCGATTTATGAGGAATGTTTAAGGGTGCTTAAAGATGGTGGTTTTATAGCCATTTGGCAGACACAATTATATTTTAAGTTTTTTTGGTCTTGGTTTGGTGATGATATTCAAATATACGCAGGTTGTAAAAACTTTGTGCAGTTAAGAAAAACTGCAATTAATAGAGGTTACGACCCAATAATTATGAAATACAAACCTGCTAATGAATTATTAAGACCAAAAAAACCAAAGAGGAACATAGATTTTTTTGTAGCTAATACTGCCAAATGGGTTACTCAAACAGAAGATATAGTTAGAAAGCACCCTTGTCCAAGACCAATAGACCAAGTAGAACAGATTATTGAGAATTTTACTATTCCAAATGGTTTAGTTTTAGACTGTTTTGTAGGGTCTGGCACAACAGCAGTTGCTTGTAAGAAACTAAACAGAAACTTTATTTGTTGTGATAACAATGCTGGTTATGTTGAAATAGCGAACAAAAGACTGGCTCAACAATCGGTGGCTGACTTTACTTCGGCTACGCCGACTTTGGCAAAGCCAAAGGAGTTTAATAAGGGTTTAGAGGTTTCGGCTACGCCTACACCCAAATCGCCTACGGCGACTTCTCCAAACCCTAATATTAAACTCAATAGAGGGATTTGCTCCCAGCGATTAAAATGAAAATACTTGAACTTTTTTCAGGAACAGAAAGCTTTTCTAATGTAGCAAGAGCAAGAGGACATCAGGTTTTCACAATAGAAAATAACCCAGACTTTAATCCAAGTCTTTGTAAAAATATTCTTGATGTCACAATTAAGGATATTCCATTTAAACCTGATGTAATCTGGGCTTCTCCTCCTTGCACTTGTTTTAGTGTTGCTTCAATAGGCAGATCTTGGTGTGGAAACTATTGTCCATCAAGAACAGAAACTGCCTTAGGTATGGCTTATGTTCTTAAAACTCTTGAACTAATAAAGAAATTGAAACCAAAATATTTCTTTATAGAAAATCCAAGAGGAGTTTTAAGAAAGATGGCTTTTATGGATGAATTACCTATTAGAAACACAGTAACCTATTGCCAATACGGAGATACAAGGATGAAGCCCACAGATATTTGGACTAATTGCAGTTTTTGGAAACCTAAACAAATGTGCAAGAATGGAGATAGTTGCCATATTCCTGCACCAAGAGGTTCAAAAACTGGAACTCAAGGTTTAAAAGGAAGCAAGAATCGATCTATTGTCCCTGAAAAACTTTGTTTAGAGATTTTAAAAAGTTGTGAGCAACTAATCACAAATCCCTCTACTTTGCCTAACGGCAATCCTAACGGAGAGTTTAATATCAGTTTAAAGGATAATTCTAACGAATTATCCCAAATTTCATCTAACGATGAAACTTCTCCAAACCCTAATATTATGTTCAATTTGAACGGGGGGCTCCAAGCGGGGTGCAACTAAGATGTCAAGTCCATATAGTGTAACAATAGAAACAGAAAACGAGAAAGGATATTGGAAAGAAATATGAATAAAATACAAAATAAAACAAAAGTTATAAAAAGAAGGCAAGGGGCTCTTAAATTTGAATCTCACGGAAACAATTTATTTCTTTTTAATTGGAAAGATAATATCATGGAGATTTATTTAAATGGAGAAAGGATCTTTGTAATTGATTTAATGGGAGATTTAAAATGAAAATAAAAATATTAAATTCAATAACAGTTTTATTATTTTTTATTTTAGGATTGTGTATTGGACAGTTAATTAATTTGAATGAAGAAATATCATTAAGTAAAGAAATATCTTTAGGAGAACAAGAAATAATTGATGATTGTAGTAATTTAAGTTTAAAAAAAACAGCCTATTGTTTAAGAGATAATATCAAAACCTTTTTTAAGTATAGATTAAATGATGATTCAAATAGTTTAAATTTTGAGGAAATCAAAGAATCTGGAGGAGATTGTAGAGATTGGGCACAATTATATGAAAGATTATTAGATTCTTTAAATTTTGAGAATGAAAGAATTGTGGTCCCAGTAATTAATGGAAGAACTGCCCATACATTTATAATTGCTAGTAATTCAGAAGGTTATATGGTTTTAGATCAAACAAATGCTTATGTATCTGAATATAGTATTTTGGATAATGGCCCTCTTAGTGGGAAAGACTTTTTTAATTTAACTGGAAAAGATTTAAAATGGTTCAAAAATTAAAAGAAAAAATTGAGGAAGAAGTAATAGAAATAACTGAAAATGAATTTGATACTCAGATGTATCGTGGAATTGAATCTTATCTTAAAAAAATTCAAAATTACAGGGCAAAGATAGACAAAATTACATCCCTTTGGTCTAAAATAGAATTTTATAAAAGTATAGGGCATTATGTTACGTATACTTATTTTCCAGATTCAGATAGATATAGTTATGTATTAAATCCCAAAATCCCAATAGGGTTTATTGGAAAATCACAAACGCCCCCTAATGAGGTAATTAATTTAAAATGAATAAACACGATAAACTTTTAGAAAAAATAGTAAATAGATTAGATAAAAATCAGAACTATAAATATGTTCTTAAAAATATAAATTATGATTTTTTTAAAGGAAATAAAATTTATTATAATTCTAAACGACTTGCAAGTGAAATCGACATCGTTGCTTTAAGAGAAATTAGAGATAAAGATTACTGGTTAGTTTTTGAAATTAAATCAAGTGATGCTTCAAAGTTAAAAAGAAAAGGTTATAAACAATTATCAAAGCATAAAGAAGCCTTTGGAAGTACTGTTGATAAAATGTATAGTTTTTTAGTTACTGGTCAAGGAAATAAATATAAAGTAGAATGGATAAGATAAAATGCTAAGATTTAACACAACAAATCAAGAAAAAACAGAACAACAAGAAGTTTTTCTCATTCCTGAACATACTCTTTCTCCTCTCGAAAAATCAATTATAAAAGAATTAAAAAAAATTGACCTCAACGAAATTGAATTAAAAAAAGTTCTAACAAATTTAAAAGATACAAACCCATTAAAATATAAACCTCAAAGAATTTCATTTCCAGATAAATCTGTAAGATTTTCAGTATTCTCAGATGCTCATATGGGACATATGGATTATAGACCAGATGTTCTCGACAAACTTATTAAAGATACAAAACGACAAGGTTGTGAATTCTCTATTAATGTAGGAGATACAATTGAGGGAATGTCAGGAAGAGAAGGACATATTTATGAATTAAAATACTTAGGAGCATCAAAACAAATGGATTATTTTAAATCAGAGTTTGAAAAGTTTGATAAAATATCTAAAAAGTTTCAAGTCTATTCAATAGAAGCACAAGATAGTCATAGTGGATGGTATCATTCAAAAGGCAATACTGGATTAAATGTTGGAGAAGAATTAGCATCAAGAAGTAAACATTACAAATTTATTGGTTATGATGAACAAGACCTCTTATTAGATAATGGTTTAAAAATTAGATTAAGACATCCAGGTGGTGGAACTGCTTATGCAATTTCTTATAAAATGCAGAAATATGTTGAATCTATTTCTGGTGGACAAAAACCAGATATGGTATTTCAAGGGCATTTCCATAAAGCAGAATACTTATTTTATAGAAACATTCATTGTTATGATTCAGGTTGCTTACAAAATCAAAGTCCCTTTATGAAGAAAAAAGGAACACCAGCACATCTCGGTTATTGGATAGTAGATGTGAAAATGAATAATCGAAAAAAGAAATTAGTGGAAAGAGTTAGTAATCAATTTATTCCTTTTTTTGAGTAAAAAAAATAAAGCAAGAAGTGTTAATTTAAAATGGAAATAGAAAACATACCAATCAGTGAGGTAATCCCTTATGAGAATAATCCAAGGAAGAACAAAAAAGCAGTAGATGTAGTGGCAAAAAGCATTAAAGAATTTGGGTTCAAAGTACCAATAATTTTAGATAAAAATAATGTGATTGTAGCTGGCCATACAAGATTAAAAGCAGCAATCAAATTAGGATTAACAGAAGTGCCAATAATCTGGGCAGATGACTTAAACCCAGAACAAGTAAAGGCATTCAGAATAATGGACAATAAATCAATAGAATATGCAAGTTGGGATATGGAATTGCTAAAAGGGGAGTTAGAATTTCTTAAAGAAAAGGGATTTGATCTAGCTTTGACTGGCTTTGAAAACTTTTTAGATAATTCTGAAGAAGATAATTTCCAATTGCCCAAGGAACCAAAATATAAAATAGAAAAAGGCGAAGTATGGCAATTGGGAGAACATAGACTAATGTGTGGAGATAGTACAAGTAAAGAAAATGTAGATATTCTAATGAATGGAGTTAAAGCAGATATATGTTTTCATAGTCCACCATATAATGTTGGCCATAATTTAGGATATAAGTCTGATTCTAAATATATTAATTCTGATGATAATATGGATGATTATGATAAATTTCTAATAAATACAACCATGAACTCAATTAATAATGCCAAAGAGGTTTTTGTAAATATACAATTATTGGCAAACAATAAGCACGATATTATAAATTTTATCCATCCATTAAATAAATATTTCAAAGATATATTTTATTGGAATAAATTGCAGGTTGCACCTGCAATGGCAAAAAATGTTGCTAATTCACAAGTAGAAATTATATTACTATTCGGATTAAAAAACAATAGAACATTTGGGAATAAAGAATTTAGGGGTAATTTTTCAAACTATATAGAAACATCATCAAATAATGATAACAAAAATAGTGATGTTCATAATGCTGGTTATCCAATAGAATTACCGAGTATATTTTTAAAACACGCATATACAGAAAATTCTTCAGTTTTAGACCTATTTGGTGGCACAGGAACAACGCTAATATCATGCGAACAATTAAACCGAAAGTGTTATATGATGGAATTAGATCCATATTATTGCTCAGTTATAGTCCAAAGATGGGAGGAATTGACCAATAAAACTGCGGTTAAATTACAAAAAGGAGACAAAAGTGACTAAAAATGACAAAAAACACTAAAAAAGCACTAAGGGGAAAGAAAAAATTAATGATTGGGGCATTACTTTCACAATTAGGTGTAATTACAGCCGCATGTAAATTGGTAAATATTAGTAGAGAGACCCATTATAGGTGGCTAAGAGATGATCCAAATTATAAAATCTGGGTTGAAGAAATCCCAGACATTACATTAGATTTCGCAGAAAATGCTTTATTAAAGCAGATTAAAGAGGGAAATATAACTTCTATTATATTTTTTCTAAAAACTAAGGGCAAGAAAAGAGGATACATAGAAAGGCAAGAAATAGAACAAACAGGGGCTCCTGCAGTATTCAACCTTATTGAAAAATCTATTGAGGAAATAAAAGATGAAAAGTTTAGTAATCAGCCCAAAACAGACAGAGATTCTAAAAGTTCTAGAGGATAACACCCACACAGAAGTATTTATGGGGGGGGCTGCAGGTGGCTCAAAGTCGTTTACTGGCTGTTTATGGCAAATACAAAGAAGATTAAAATACCCTGGGAGCCGAGGATTCCTAGCCAGGGCAAGATTAAAAAGTTTAAAGGAATCAACCCTTTTAACATTCTTTGAGGTTTTAAAAAGATTAGGTTTAAGATTAAATAGAGATTTTAGTTATAATGCCATAACTGGTTTAATTAGATTTCCTAATGGTTCTGAAGAATATTTAAGGGATTTATTTTATTATCCTAGTGATCCAGAGTTTGTAGGCCTTGGTTCAACAGAATACACAGATGGATTTATAGATGAAATGGCAGAAATCGGAGAACAGGCCTATCAAATTATTAGAAGTCGAATGAGGTATAAACTTGATGAGTTTGGATTAATTCCTAAGATTGCAATGGGTAGTAATCCTTGTAAAACCTTTATTTATAAAGAATTTTACAGAAAATGGAAAGAAAAGGAGTTAGAATATTACAAAGCCTATATTAGAGCAAGTGTTTATGATAATCCATTTATATCAGAACATTATATAGAAAATTTAAAAAAATTAGATCCAATTAATAGGGCTAGACTATTAGATGGGGATTGGGAATATGGTGATGATCCCACTAGATTATTTGAATATGATGCTATTATGGATTTATTTACAAATGATGCAGAAAGGGGAAAAGGTTATTGTACTGTGGATGTAGCCGGTAGGGGCAGAGATAGAACTATGATCCTAATCTGGGATGGTTTATTTATTAAGAAAATATATAATTTAGATAATGTTTCAAGTAATGAATTAGATGAAATTTTAGTAAAACATAAAATTCCAAGAAGTAAATGTGCCATAGATAATGATGGTGTGGGATTTGGACTAGTAAATGATATGCCAGGAGTTAAAGGATTTATCAATAATTCAAGACCAATTCAAAAAAGAAAGGAAACTGAAAAAGATCGTGTTTTACATAACTATGCTAATCTTAAATCTCAATGTTGGTATGAATTATCTAATTATATTAATTCTGGATTAATAGGCATTTATAGGGGAATTGATGTAAAAACAAAAAAAATCCTAATAGAAGATTTAGAACAAATCAAACAAAAAGACCCTGGAAAAGATCAACCATTAAGAATTTTAACAAAGGCAGAAATTAAAGAGCATTTAGGTAGATCAACAGATATTGGAGATGCTTTAATGATGAGAATGTTATTTGTTTTAAAATCACCTATAGTATTTTCATTTATTTCTCCAAATCCAAGAGTCCAAAAATCATCTGAAGAAAAGAAAAAACAAGAATTAGAAAAAGAAAAATTAGAAAAAGATTTTGAAAAGCAAATAATGGAAGGTAAAATAGGCTTGGCACCAATAACTAAAGGAAGAAAAGAAAAATTAAACTCTATTTTATAAACATCAATATTTAAATAAATTTAGAATTTAATAATTTTATCATTTCACCTTCATACTCATGGGAATCTTCAATTTTCTAAAAAAACAAGAGAAATCTGTACCAAATATAGACCCTATAAGGGAGGTAACTCGGGATGGATTACCAAAAGCATATATTCCTAAATTTTTATATAAGCCACCTTTTGGATACCCAAGATTTGTAGATTTGCCAAATATAAGAAGATTGGCAAGTATGCCTTATGTTGATATGTGCATTACTACAATTGTTGATGAAATGTCTGCTATTGAGTGGGATATTGTACCTAGGGAGGGTGTTGAATTAACCCCTAAAATACAGGCCCAAATAGATCATGTTAAAAGTTTTTTTGAAAATCCTAATTCTAATAAAGAGAGTTTTGAAGAGATTCGAAGAAAATATATTAGAGACATTTTAGAAGTTGATGCAGGGGTAATAAATAAGGTTTTTAATTTAAAGGGCCAGATGGTTGAAATAGTCGCAAGGGATGGTTCAACATTCACAAAGAACCCAGATATTTTTGGAATGTTAACAGATCGTGAAGATTTAATTCAAGAATCTAATATTGCTCAGAATAATAAGGAAATGAGATTAATGGAACCTGGGTGGATTACAGCCGCAGATGCTAGAGAAAAGGCAGCCTATTTTCAATATGGTTGGATTACAGGGGCTAGACCAGTTCCATTTGGAAAAAAGGAAATTGTGTGGTTTGAAAGAAATCCAAGAACAGATTCAATTTATGGGAGATCTCCTGTAGAAATTTTAGGCAATACTATCCAAACTTTGATTTATGCTATTGAGCATAATCTTGAATATTTTAATGATAATTCAATCCCTAAAGGGATTATTGGATTAGAAGGGGCAGATGCTGATGAAATAAGGGCATTTCAAAGTCAATGGAAAGAACAACAAAGAACCAAAGATAGTGCAGGTAATTGGAAGAAAATATTCCATCATGTGCCGATTGTGGGAACAACACCCCAATTTACAAGATTACAATTTACAAATGCAGAATTAGAATTATTAGAGGGTCAAAAATGGTGGGCTAAATTAGTCTGGGCCTGTTTTGGAGTTACAAGTGTGGAGTTAGGATATACAGAAGACGCTAAAGGATTAGCAAATCAAATAGTTCAATCTAATGTTTTTAAGAAAAGGGCAATCAATCCTTTATTAAGATTAGAGGAATATAGAATAAATCACGAAATCCTTCCAGAATTTGAATATCCAGATATAGAATTCAAGTTTTTAACTTTTGATGTTGATGAAGAAACAAAGAAAGCCCAATTATATCAATTGCAATTAAATGCAGGATACCGATCAATTAATGAAGTTAGGTTAGATGAAGGATTAGATGAAGTTGATTGGGGTGAGAAAAAATCCCAAGAAGAAGTGATGGAAATGCAAGATAAGTTTGGGGAATCAGAAGATGAACCCTCTGAAAAAGAGGATAACAAAAAAGAAGAAAAAAAAAAGAAAGAAGAAAAATCTTTAGAGAGAAATCCATTAATACTAAGAGAATTTGAAACAATCAATGAAGATAGATTAGAAAAAAGTATAATTTATTTATTAAAACAAAACGAAAAGAAAATTAAAGATTTAATAGAAAAAGAAGCAGGCAAAGACACAATCAAAGAAATAAAATCCTTACCAAATTTGGTTAAAGCAATAAAAGGCTTATTAGAATTCGCAGGAATTAAAGCAATTTCTGATGCCGTAATAAAAAATAATTTCTTAAAGGGGTGGGATTCGGCAGAAAAACAATTGTCCAAGAATTTTATAGTTAATAAAGAGGCAATAGATTTTATTCAAGATTATACTTTTAATAATATCAAAGGAATGACTGAAGAAATAGCAAATGATTTAAGACAAGAATTAGAGAGGGGGATTATGGCCGGCGAAGGAATATCTAAAATAAAATCAAGGGTAAGTAAAGTTTTTGATGTTGGGGAAAATAGGGCAGAAATGATTTCAAGAACAGAATCAAATCGTGCAGAAAACCAAGGTAAGCTACAAGCATTTAAATCAAGTGGCGAAGAATATAATAAACAATGGATCTCTAAAATAGATAGTAGAACAAGTCCAATTTGTAAAAGATTGAATGGTAAGGTGGTTAAAATGGATGAAAACTTTAAAGATTCTCAATCTGGATGGGAAGGGCCTTGTCCACCATCACATGTGGATTGTAGATCTTCTATAATTTTTATTGCAAAATAATAGTTCTAATAAACATCAATATTTAAATAAATTTGAAAATTCTATAAATCATGGAACAGATAGTTAAAATGCCTAGTTTTACATTTACAGCACCCTTTAATGTGGAGGTTGTAGAGATAAAGGGCCAACAAAGGGTTTTTTTGGAAGGTATTATATCAAGCACACACATAGATTTAGTAGGAGACCTAGTTACTAAAAATTGTCTAGAATCTATGAAAACACAGATTATAGAAAAGAATCTTAAATTAGATTTAGAACATGAATCATTTAGGGGAGATTCGGAAGAAGAAACCGAATTAAACAAAACTAAGATCCCAGTAGGTCGGATGTTTGATGCAGATGTAAAAGCAATAGAGAAAAATCATTTTGGATTATTTGTAAAGTCAGAATTAAACCCCTTTAATGAAAGATTCGATAACCTTAAGGGGAATGTTGAAGGGGGTTTTCTAGATGCCTATTCAATTGCATTTATACCCTCAAAAACAATCACTAAATTTATAGAAGGTAAAGAAATAAGATTATTAGATGATGTTACATTACTAAATGTTGCCCTAACCGGAAATCCAATTAATACCCATGCATTAAATAAAGAAATTTTTATGAAATCAATTAAATCTTTAGATGATTATAAAAAAGAAAGAAAATCAAATCCTGAAATTTCTAAACAATTAGAAGTCAAATCTCATACTCACGAAAGTGATACTAAATTAAATTTAAAGGAGGTTAAAAAAATGTCTAAAGAGGATAATAAAGAAACATCTGAAAACGAGCAAGTAACAACTGAAACTGAATCTAAGCCTGAATCTGAACCTGAAGTAGAATCTAAAAAGAAAAAAGATCCTAAAAAAGAAGATGACGAAGAGGAAGATAAAAAGAAAGTTTCAAAGAAAGATGAAATTGAAGAGAAATCTGAAATTCAAAAGCTCAAAGAAGAGATAAGTGAAATTAAATCAATTCTTAATAAACCCTTGCTAAAAAGTAAAATTGGACAGCAAGATAAATCTAAGAATTTTGAAGAAGAAAAGTCTTTAAATCCTTTGGATATAATAGCTTAAAAATGGAAGGAATAGGAACAGCAATTGTGGGAGACTATGATGCTAAAGGTGCTTATGCACATTCTTTCGGAGCTTTAAAATCTGGAACTAGATATGCAGATGCTTGGAAAAATATCGATTATAGACCTAAGTTAAAAGAACTTATGTCAATAGGTATGAAAGCATTAACCTCAACTACTGGCGGACCGGGAACTGCTGGATATGCACTTGTGCCTATTTATGTAGATCCAAGAATTGTTGATACAACAAGAAAATTTACACCATTAGTTGAATTAATCCCAAGAGTAACAAATCAAGGATTGACAGCAGATTATAATATTATAACAGCTAAAGGTGGCGGTTATACTGCTGCAGAAGATGCTGCATTACCAGAAAAAAATGATACTTATGATCGAGCAAGTACTGCAATCAAGTATTTATACGCTGTAGGAAGAATAACAGGCCAAATGCAAGCTGCAATGCCTAGCTATATTCTTGAAGGTTTTCAACCAACAGGATCAGGTTTAGGTAGTGGTAGTCCATTTAGTCC